TATGTGCGTGTGCAGAACATCTATAATATAGATAACTTTGATAGAAGTTTACATGACACTGCAGAGTTTATTAAAACGCACAGTGACGAACATGGCACACTGCCTACACATGAACAAGTTCGTGCAGTAACAGGCGTTGAACTAAAGCCTGTGCCAGATATTACAGAAGGACATAATGACTGGTTCCTTGTAGAGTTTGAAGGATTCACCAAGCGACAGGAACTAGAACGTGCTATTCTCAAGAGTGCAGACCTGCTTGAGAAAGGCGAATACGAACCAGTTGAAAAGATCATTAAAGATGCTGTACAAATATCGCTTACTAAGGATATGGGTACAGACTACTTTGAAGATCCTCGTGCTAGACTTATGGCACTAAAAGACAATAACGGGCAGATTAGCACAGGTTGGCCCGCTATGGATCGTAAACTGTTTGGTGGCATGAACAAGGGAGAACTTAATATTTTTGCAGGTGGATCAGGATCAGGCAAGAGTTTGTTTATGCAGAATCTAGCAGTGAACTGGGTAACACAAGGACTAAATGGTGTGTATTTGACACTGGAACTTAGCGAAGGTCTTAGTGCTATGCGTATTGATAGCATGCTTACAAATGTAAGCACCAAAGAGGTTTTCAAAGACTTGGATACTGTTGAAATGAAAGTTAAGATGACAGGCAAGAAAGCAGGTAACTTGCAAATCAAATACATGCCAGCCCAGAGCAACGTTAATGATATCCGTGCATACTTGAAAGAACTACAGATCAAGAACAACTGGCGTGTAGACTTCTTGTTGATCGACTACTTGGATTTGCTTATGCCAGTAAGTGCAAAAGTAAGCCCAAGTGATTTGTTTGTTAAAGACAAGTATGTAAGTGAAGAATTACGCAACTTGGCTAAGGAACTGGACTGTGTGTTTGTAACAGCATCGCAGTTAAACAGAGGCGCAGTTGATGAAATAGAGTTTGATCATTCTCACATTAGTGGTGGTCTTAGTAAGATCAACACAGCGGATAACGTGTTTGGTATCTTTACAAGTCGTGCAATGCGCGAGCGTGGTCGCTATCAGATACAGTTAATGAAAACTAGAAGTAGTAGCGGCGTTGGTCAAAAGATTGATTTAGAGTTTGATATTGAAAGTTTACGCATCCGGGACTTGGGAGAGGATGAGGAGTATCAACAGTTTAAGAAACAGTCAAGCAGTATCTATGATCAACTTAAAAATAAAGATAGCGGGGGCGTAGTCACTGCGCCAGATCAAGAAGCAAACAAGATTACTGCAAGTGTACAAAGCAGTAAACTAAAAAACATGCTTGCTGGACTTAAGACTAGTGACTAAGGTATTGATCTAGTCTGTAGCCTTTTGCATCATAGCAATCAATATAACGAGCACCATTGCTCATGCGTATCTTTCCACTGCCCGCAACTACATCACTGTCTCTATATCCAAACGGCTTTTTAATAGTAACATCTACATATTCGCCATTGTTTACACCCAGTGTTACAAATGTAACATAGCGTCCTTGTTCACCTCGAAACACACGCCCATTAGCAACTAAGCCTGCAAAGTTTACTCTATCGCCCCAGGTCTCCTGTATAAACATACTGGGCATAAACTCTGGCTGTGTCCAGTATCCGTGACGTTTGTATTGTTGCTGTGGAGATTCTGTAATTCCATTTGGATATCCTAAGTCACGCAGATCCCAACCTGCATTCTTTGCTTCTGTTTTGTGTACCCAGCGTCTGTAACTGCCCTGACAATGTTTAAGTGCAGCACGCCAAAACTCTTTTGGGTTGTGTGCTTTATTATAGGCGAGTGCCCAGATAAGTCTGCCTAGATTTACAGCATGCGCTCTGCACAATCCAAAGTTACCAAGTCCATATAGTTCTTGTATAATTTCTTCCTTGCGTTCACTGTCGCCCATGCGCTCCATGAACTGCATAACTTTTTCTTCATCACGTTTTGCAAACGCACGACGATACATGTCTGCTTCATACATATCACAGTTGATAAGTTTTGCTATTTTTCTAATAGCATCATCTTCATATACAATAGTATCCTCTAGGCGTTGCTCAGTCCAGTCCTGAAAAAATGCTGCTTTTTGTCTGCCTGTAGTAGCAACAGGTCTAATAAGTGCAGTAGCGAATACGCAGTCTGCTTTGCTTTGTGGTTGTATTGCTTGGAAAAGTCTGCGCATTGCTGGCGACTCTGCTTGTGTTACACCAATAACATCTCCTCTACAAAGCATCTGACTTGTTTCAAAGTCCTCTTCAGGGTATGCTTCAAGTGGGGTATCGCTGTCTATTTCTAACAATTGGCTAAGTCCTCTGTTAGCGAGGATATCTATCTTAAGATGCTCTAAATCTTCTACTTCACGCTTGTCCAGTAGTATTTGATTGTCTGCGTTGATTAAACTTTTTGGTATCTTGTGATTGAATACAAGTACACCTCCGCAGTGTTTCGATATTGCTTTCTTTTTGCCTATTAGTTTTCGTTCGATTCTCATTGCTTCTTCCTTGTCTATGTCTAAATCTTCGTACTTAAAATTGCGAGGAAGTTTACCAGATGCGCCAAGACGGCGTGCCGCTTCTCTGCGGGCACCGCGCTCTTTATAGGTAACATAGTTGCTGATCCTGGCACTTTTGCCGGGCCATTTATCAAATATCCGTTGCATTACAGCGTTCTGTTGCCAATGTGGAAAGTCTATATCCACATCTGGTAAATCATCTCTCAAAGGATTTAGGAAACGTGCAACCGGTATTTGCCATCTTATGGGATCAACGTCTGTAATACCAAGTAGGTAACAGACGAGACTAGACCCTGCTGAACCGCGTGTCATATGAGTAATGTCATCGGTTAGCGTCAGTACATCGCAAATTGTGAGGAAGTAATCGACGAAACGAAGTTTGAGAATAATCTCTAGTTCTTCGATAAGCCTGTTATGATATTCAGCATTGTTCGGAATATGCCTTATGAATCTGCCTAGTAATCGTTCTAATTGAGCCGTTGCGTCCTTAGGTAACTTCATTGTGTGCCTTTGTTTGCCTAAATTCTTTTATTTGTGCCAAGTGTTGCAAGTTGCAACAGTTTTATTTATACCAGTTATAGATTGGTTTTAGAAAAAAGTGATTAAATAAGAGTACAATGAATAAATTTTGTGCTTTTTTAAGCAACGGTATTAACATTGAGAAACGTAGTCGAGGATATAGTGTAACACCCTGTTGTTGGTATGATGAAGAAATAATTATACCAGACCTTACACCCCAAAACATACAAACCGCTAGAAACAAATTTTCTCACATAGATAGTTGGGTTCCTGCATGCAATGCGTGTAAGACATTAGAAACGCATGGCGGCAGTAGTTTTAGACACAGTAGTTTTGACGTAGTAGTAGATGATGATGACACAGTACAGCATCTGGATTTGATGTTACACAATGTTTGCCAAAATGCTTGCATAATATGTAGTAGTGACTTTAGTAGTACTTGGTATAAACAAACTGGTGGTGTTAAACCTTTTATGTTTGACAAACTACAGTTTGAAAATCTAAAACAATTCAATCTGGACAATGTTCGCACCATACGTTTTAAAGGTGGAGAACCATTTGCAAATGATCTCCACTTGGACTTTCTTGCTCTTATAAAAAATCCAGAACAGTGTGATATACAATACACAGTAAGTGCGCAAACACTGCCCAGTCAGCGAACATGGGATACTATAAGCAAATTTCGTCTAGTAAAGATAGAGTTCAGTGCAGATGGTGTAGGCGAACAGTTTGAATATATACGCTATCCCCAGAAGTGGAGTGATTTTGTAAGTAACTGTAAAACAATAAGACAGATTGCACCAGTAAATACACTGTTCCGTTTTAACTATACAGTAAATCCATTTAACATTGCCTATTTTGATAGGTTTCAACACTGGGTGGATACAGAGTTTGCAGACAATAGGCTAGGTGATCCAACAGAAATAAATTTGCATGAATGTACAGGCAACCTTGCGTGTGATAAAACTCCGCCAGCACTGATACAAACAATTAAAACTAACAACCTACAATTGCAAGGTATGATAAGCATGGATAGATACACAGAGCATGATAGTATGATAGCATACATGGACTTCTGGGATACACAGCGTAATCTAAACTGGCGTAGTGTGTTCCCAGAACTAGTACAGTATTATGAGTAAAACTTTTTGTGTTCAACCATGGTTAGGCAAAGACCTTCCAAGTCCATTTTTAGATAAAAGTCAATATGATAATTCTAGTTTTAGATACTGTTGCTGGATGACATACGATTATGATATTGAAAAAGTAAGACAGGATCTACTTGATGGTGTACCTAATAGTGCATGTTCAAAATGTTGGCAAGCAGAACAACGTGGAGAGTCTAGTCAAAGACAAATAAGAAACACACTAGCAGATAATCTTTATGATCTGAACATTGATAATTTAAAAGCAATGGTAAGCAAACAAGGATACACTCCCACTATCTATCAAGTTCCCACAAGCAATTTATGCAACGGTGCATGTATTATGTGCAGTGGTGCACTTAGCACTAAATGGCAAAGTATAGACAAAGAAAACAAAGAATACAAATATGAAATACTTGAGGATATACAAATAGAATATGACACTGCAAAGTTTGTGGAATTTGTGGGTGGAGAGCCACTGTTGGAACAACGTAATATAGAAATACTAGACCAACTAAATCCGGATTGTGTAATAAGTCTTGTAACAAATGGTAGTGTTGAAATAAACAAAAAACTTTTGCAAGTATTAGCAAAGTTTAAGCGTGTAATAATTTGTTTAAGTATAGATGGTATTGAACAAGTTTTTGAATACCAACGTTGGCCCTTACAGTGGAGTAAACTGTTGGAAAACTTAACCAAGTTTAGAGACTTACAGTGTGATATAAGTGTTAGTTATACTTCAACTAACGTAAATTTACCATACAAGCAACAAACCATAGACTGGATCACACAACAAGGATTACCCTACATTGTAAATGATGCAAGGTATCCAAGTTACTTTAATCCCAGTACGCCTATAGGTGTAGAAACCATAAGTGAATTAGATCGTCAGGATAAACTAAAAGGAATAGACCGACGAGATTATGGATTTAATTTTTAGCAATCTTTGCTTCATATGAGTCCATGCTGTGGTCTCTAGCACCATCAAATAATTCTAGTTTACTCCATGCACGAAAACGTCCACGCCAACTATCCTTAAACTTCTGCCAGGGTGTAAGTTTACGCAGATTACCATAGTAGTTGATGTAGTGTAGTTCACCATAGTGTCTAAATCCCATGATTGCAAATGGTACACGAGGAACAATATCATTGTTGTTTACATATCGGTGATTTTCAAACGTCTGCTTTGCAAGCCAATCTCTGCCTCCTACACGAGGACTTCCGTATGTATAGCAAGCAACTACTCTGTCGTTTAGTCTACTACTAGCAAGTGTTGCCATTGCACCACCTAAACTATGTCCACATATGTACAGTTGTTTTTCTTCACGTTTGCCATAGTTTATATGGTTCTCAACAGTATCCCATATACGCTCAAGGTAGTCGTAAAAGCCAGCATGTACCATGCCTTCAGTTTCACTAGGACGTTTCCATGCTTTGAGATCTGCTTTAATATCACTAAACTCTTTTGGCTCTGTGCCACGAAATGCAAGCACAATTCTTTCACTATTTTCTAGGAACAAACATTCTGCACCTTTATGATCTATAAGTTTTATTTTAGTATAACCCATTGTATGTGCTATAGGCTTACTGTCTTTTTCGGTCATGTATGCTATTTTCGCCAAGGTTGCAAAATGCAAACCAGGATTTTCTATAGTTGACATATTCTCTCTCCGTGTTACAATATGTAATAGTGTATTTAACCGATAAATACTAAAAAGATAGGGTAAAGTAATGCGTAAACAGACTAGAAGCATATTACACGAACTTAATACTATGATTGTTGAAAAAGATAGGCAACATGTTATGGAAAGTCGTGCAACAAATGTAATAGAAAGTGCAATTAATCTTATCAATGAAATGCACAAACACTACGATCCTGATACCGCAGGCGACTTAGAACGCAGGCTACTTAACAGTATTAAAAATCAGGATACAAAACGTTTTGTGCGAGGTATTAGACGGGTCAACGAAAGCAAATGCGCTTCAAAGAAATAGTAGCGGAAGCAGAAGGCAAAAATCTGCACCTTGAGCATATTGAAGATTTAGTTTTTCTTCAAGGCAAAAGTGGTGCCAGTAGTGCATTGCAATATATAAACAGTGTGCGAGACATGCTAGAAGAAGGTGGTGCTATATCACCTGCTAATAGTAGCGTAACTGTAAAGTGGGATGGTGCACCTGCTATCTTTACAGGCACAGATCCAGCAGACGGCAAGTTTTTTGTTGGTACAAAAGGTGTGTTTAGTAAAACAGGCAAACTTGTTAAAAGCACAGCAGACTTAGACAAGTATGGTTACAGTGGCGGCTTGCGTGATAAACTAGCACTAGCACTAAAACTACTTCCTAGTCTAGGTATACAAGGCATACTGCAAGGCGACATGATGTATACAAAAGCAGATTTAGAAACTGCTGAAATTGATGGCGAAGATAGTTTAGTATTTCAACCAAACACTATTGCATATGCAGTTCCAAAAAACAGTGAACTTGGTAAGCGCATTGCAGCAAGTCAAATGGGAATTATTTTTCACACAACTTATACAGGCGACAACATGGCAGACATGCAAGCAAGTTTTGGCGCTAATGTTGCAGAACTTAACAAAACAAGTGCAGTTTGGTTTGATGATGCAACCTACAAAGACCTAAGTGGCACAGCAAGTTTAAGTAAAACAGAAAATGCACAAATGCTAAGAGGATTAAATGCTGCGGCTAAAGCATTGGGATCTGCAGACTTTGCCGCAGTCAGCGGCGAATACAAGGCACTGATGATGCAGTATGTAAATGCCCGCATTAGACGTGGTGATACACAAATAGATGACGTACAGAGTTTTGCTACAGATTTTACACAATGGTACAATGATTATATACAAAAAGAAATTGCAAAACTTAAGAATCAAGATCCAGAGGCAACTGCAGTAAAAAGCCGTACAGATAAAATTGATGCACAGAACAAGTTTGTTAGTGATAACATGACAGGCATTGCAAGCGCACTAGCAGTTTACAAAGACATTATTGCTCTCAAAAATATGTTGATAAGTAAGTTAAATAAAGTGGATAGTATAAAATCACTACTACGAACAGACACAGGTTATACAGTAACAAATCCAGAAGGCTTTGTTGCAATAGGTAGTGACAGTGGTGCAGTAAAACTAGTTGACCGCATGGAGTTTAGTAAAAACAATTTCAATGCTGTTAAGAACTGGAGCAAGTAATGAGACTAAGAGAGTTTAAACAACCTCGACAGCGTATTAATGAAGCACCAATAGTTGCTGGTATACCTCTTGCGAAGTATCTTTATGGTTTACTAATTGCGGGCGGAGCAGCGATCGCTGGCAATCCAAATACAGCAAAAAATATTGATCGCTGGATAGACAGTAATCGTGACGAAGCACAAGTATACGCAGATGAAATAAAACGAGGACAAGACGCAGGCGCACTTCCTAAAGATCCAAGTGAACTAGGAAATGTAGCCTTTCCTATTGTAAGTGCTTTATCAAGTGCATGGGATTGGTTGACAGGCGGTAGCACTACTGGCAATAAAACAGCACAACCTGATGACTATGTACAAGATAAAAACGGTTTGTTACGCCGCAAAGATACTGCTGCAAACATTAGTAAAATGATTGGCGATGTAATTGCAAGTAATAGCACTACATTTAGCAATCAAGCAAATGCTAGAAAAGCATTGCCAAGTTTAAAAGATGGCACAGTAGTAACTATAGATGGAAGAACATATAAAGTGGATCCTAATGCAGGCGGTGTATTAAGCAAAGAAAAGCGAGGTTTTGTTCCATACAAAGACATGGGTACTGTAACTGGTAGAACTACAACAGGACAAGTTGATGATATAGATGACTTTGAAGTAAGTCCAAGTACAAGCGCAGACGATGATGCTGTTGCTACTCCTAAACCTAGTGCTGGCAGCACTGGTACTAGTTGGTTAGATCGTGTGAGCGATACAATTGGTGGCATGTTTAACACTGTTACAGGCGCAGTAGGCGGATTATTTGGTAGCGAGGATGATGTAAAAACAAATATACCTCCTGCAACGGCTCCAGATATAAACATAGGTAAAGAGCCAACCGCTTCTGGTGCTAGTACAACAACACAAGGCAACACAGTTGGAATGCCTGGTGATAGAACTGGAGAAAAAGTACCACCTGTTGTTAGACCAGGTGATGAAGCGGG